CTAAGGACCTCCAAGGTTGGTACCAGCCCAAGCATAATGACAAGCAGGGTTCCCGTCCGCGTCCCTGCTTCACCGATGCTGTACTCACTGAGCCTTATGGAGGTTATTGTACAGTAGGCTGTGCTTTTTGTTACATCAACAGCGGCTTCCGTGGATACCGGGGCAGCGGACTCATCAGCGTTCCGATCCACTACGGGAAACAGGTGGAGCAGATGTTGGGCCGAATGAGAAGTGCTACAGCCGGGTATTTCTCCAGCTTCACTGATCCGTTCCTCCCTCTTGAAGACATCTACCACAACACCCAGCAAGGAGCGGAGGCATTTGATCGGGCCGGTCTTCCGGTGTTCTTTCTTTCCCGGCTTCAGTATCCAGGCTGGGCGGTGGACCTTCTTCAACGCAACAAATACAGCTATGCTCAGAAGTCCTTGAATACTGGGGACGATGATGACTGGAAAAAGCTAAGCCCAGGGGCACTTCCTCTTGAGGACCACATACAGGAAGTCAGGGAGCTTCGCCGCCGGGGCATCTACACTTCCATTCAGGTCAATCCCGTTGTTCCCGGGATAACCTCTCATGATGACATCCGGCGGCTGTTTGAACGTCTCGCCGCCGTGGGCAACAACCACGTCATCGTCAAGTTTGTAGAAGCGGGTTACAGTTGGGCCGCGACCATGGTGGAGCGGATGATCAAACGTTTCGGAGACAACCGCGCAGCAACTTTCCGAGAGTTGTTTGTGGAGAACAGCGCCGGGGCACAGAAAACTGTGATTGAGGAGTATCGACTGGAGGCTCATCGGCTTTACCAGCGCTGGGCCACTGAGCTCGGTATGACCTACGCTACTTGTTATGAGTACCGCAAGGACCCGGAACGGGGCTGGATCAGCATTGGGCCGGAGTTTACCACGGCGGATCAATGTCATGGTCATCGCGTTCCGATGTTCACACGTATCTCCACTGATGTTCCATTTAGCGAGGTTGCCGAGTGTCCGCCATCGGGCTGTTTGCTCTGTGCGGACAATAGCGCGGACGGTAAGACTGGAGCTTGTGGATCCACTCTGTTTGGCTCCGCTAAGGCTCTGCGTATGTCTGACTTCAAGGAGCCGGTGAAGAAATGACTGTGGAACGCGAGCGGGGCGGATACCTCATTTGTTGTGATCATTGCAGCGACTTCGTTGAGGTGGACAGTCCAGACTACGACTGGAATGACGTTCTTGATGCGATTGCCATTGAAGGCTACAAAGCGGAAAAGGTTCGGGGAGTTTGGGAGCATCTCTGTCCGTTCTGCCAGGAGAAGGGAACCCAGGACAGCGGAGGAATGCCCGATGAGACCTGGTGAGAGCCTCTTGAATGATCCGGTAGAGTGGGGGCGCGAGCTCATCCGCACCGAGGATCATGACCCTCTTTACACTGGTCTTTGGAATTGGAAGCGGGAGCATGCGGACGACAACCGTGTGCGCCGGTATCTTCTCGCGTACTGGTCCTGTTACAGCGTTGGAGCGAGTTGGTGGATCAGCCAACATGAGGGGCAGGACTTCTGGCGCTGGCTTCACTGCGCAGCACAGAATGAGATTGGACCGGACCAGATCGGAGCGTGCGAGCTAGAGCGTTGGCCCAGGGCACATGAACGGCGGCACTGGAGGGGACGGAAGTGTGTGGACAGCGTGCTGTGGCTGTCCAAGGAGTTCCCCAACCCGGAGGACGCGGTCAAGGAGCTGGAGAACCTGCCTGGGCAGATCAACCTCCAGGTGGTGGAGCTGGCTGTGACCCGCTGGCCGCAGTTCGGTCCGTGGATTGCCTTCAAGGCGGCGGACATGCTGGAGCGTGTGATGGGCCTTCCGGTGAGCTTCCCTAACGACATCACCACGCTGTACCGCGACCCGAGGAAGGGTGCCGAGCTTGCCGGTCCACTTCTCGGGAACCTTTCCCCGCAGGAAGTTACCGAGCATCTCCTGGAGAAATACCGCTACACGCTGGCGCCACCGGGAAGAAACCGCTATGTGAATGTTCAGGAAGTAGAGACGGTGCTGTGTAAGTGGAAGTCCGCCCGGGGCGGACACTACTGGATTGGCGCGGATATCAAGGCTCACCGGGAGGAGCTTCAGCGCTGGGGGGCACAAGACCTTCTCAGCTGCTACCCAAATGTAACTGCTTGACCGGCAGTATTCCCCGGGGGTAGACTTCGAGGGAGAAATGGAGGATTAGGCTCATGATCGTCAATATCCGAGGAACCAACGGCAGCGGTAAGACCACCCTGGCCCGTTCCTTCCAGAGCCCAGATGCCCGTGTGGAGGAGGTCCTGCGCCGCAGCGTCCCGTCACCTACCAAGAAGGACCCCCACAGGATCATTGATGTTGTGGTCACCGCCGTGGTGTCCCGCGTGTCGGGCGTCGTGGGCGAGGTCGCGTGCATCGGCAGCTATGCTCAGGCGCAGGGCGGGCTGGACACAGTGGGCTCCTTTGAGCTCCAGCAGGAGGCTGTCATGGCTGCCGCCAAGCGCTGGCCGCATGTCGTGTGCGAGGGCGTCCTGGCCTCCACGGTGTTCGGCTCCTGGGCTACGACCTTCGGGGAGCTGGCGCGGGACGGGCACGATGTCCTGGTTGCATACCTAGACACGCCCGTGGAGGTCTGTCTGTCCCGTATCCGCGAGCGTCAGGAGCGGGCCGGGAAGGTTCGAGATATCAAGGAAGATCAAGTGCGGGATAAGGTCCGCGCTATCCTTGCAACCCGGGACAAGTTTGCCAAGCTCCCGGGTATTACAGTTGTGGATCTTCCCTATCAGAACCCTCGGGAAGCCCTCATCAACGCAATGGTTGAGCGGGGGAGACGGTGATGTTCAGCTATTATGGGAGCAAGTCTAAGATTGCACATAAATATCCTAAACCTACTCACAGTCTTATCATAGAGCCGTTTTGTGGAGCGGCCCATTACAGTATGCTGTACCATGACAGGGACGTTTGGTTGAACGACCTTCATGAACCTGTCTTTGAATTGTGGAGCTGGCTGATTCATGATGCAACTGAATCAGATATTTTGAAATTGCCGACCTTTCAACCTAAACAGCGGATTGATATGCCTCCTGGTCCTGAAAGGACTTTGGTGGCTTTCCAGTCTAACGGTGGAACGGAAACACCCCGGAATGTCGCAGGAGCTTTTCAAAGTTGGGCGAAGGGTGGACGGGAACGACTTGCGGCTAAAGTAAAGCTAATCAAACACTGGAAAATAACCAAACTAGACTACCGCGATTTGCCTAATGTCGAGGCCACATGGTTCATTGATCCTCCGTATCAACACGGAGGCCATGAATATACTGTGGGTGGTAAGGATTTTGACTATAATGCTTGCCGGGAGTTTTGCGTCAGTAGGAATGGTCAAGTAATTGTTTGCGAAAACACAAAAGCTGACTGGATGGACTTCAAACCTCTCACCGATATACAAGGCCAAAGGTTTAGAACAACTGAAGCTGTATGGGTGAAACCATGAACCCCACTCCGCTTTGGTATTGGATCAATGAACGTCATGCCATCTACATCCGCAAGGAATTGAGAGCGGGCGCGGACCCGGATGACCTTCACGTGCCGCAAGGCGCGGACCTAGAGGACTGCGACCCGGATCACCTCGCAATGCGATCTGATGGACCTTTAACGGCAGACCCTATCCTTGCGCAGTATCGCTTTTGTAACGTGTTCCGCGAGCTGGACCGGGTGACCGTCTGGATCCGGCGCAACATCCGTGAGCCTTTCTCGGATCACCCGGACCTCTGGATGATGTTGGCCATCGCCCGGACTATCAACTGGCCGGAAACTCTCCGCTACCTAATGAATCGACATGAGGTGAAGTGCAACTTCAACGCCTGGCCCAACGATGGAGGACAGGGCCTTGCTCAATTCGCCTTTAGCCCTGAGGCACTGGGCGATGCCTTAGACTTCTGGCGCAACCGGGGCGAAAAGGTGTACACCGGAGCATACATGATCCGGGCAGAGAGTAACCCGAAAGCGGAGTGGTACAGCTGGACTAAACAGCAGTACATCGCTCGAGTGGTGCTTGGACGGCTCTGGGAAGACCGGAACCGCGTTTGGCTTCCTGTTCTCGATGCGAGAGATCAGCCCACGCTGGAGGGCGTCTGGAGCCTGTTCCAGCGTCCGCGATATGTTGGTTGGGGGCCATTCATGGCCTATCAGGTTGTGGTGGATCTTCGCCACACCCGTTATCTCCGCTGGGCTCCTGACATCAATACCTGGGCTGCGATAGGGCCGGGCTCCCGGCGGGGACTGAATCGGCTCGCGGGGCGTCCCGTAGATTATCCCCTAAAACAGGCCGAAGGACTGGCAGAGATGCGCGCTCTGTGGGAAGAGCAGGACCGCTGGAGGGCTCCCTGGGTTCCCCGTATAGAGCTGTCCGACATCCAGAACGCCCTGTGCGAAACAGACAAGTATCTTCGGGCGTTCTCGGGAGGAGGCAAGCCCCGCGCTCATTACATTCCTGGGCGTGGATATTGAGGGAGAACGACCATGATTGTCATCGGCGCGCGTAACGTCAACGATGCCTTCTGGGCAGGGGCTCGCCTTCTCCGGGAACATGGCATTCAACAAAACAGCCGGAACGGGTCTGTGCTCCGGGCTCCCTTCCCGGTGACCACCGTCTATGAGCAGCCCACCGAGCGGGTGCTGCTGGATCGCCGCCGGGACGCCAACCCGTTCTTCCACCTGTATGAGAGCCTGTGGATGCTTGCAGGGCGTAATGACCTCGCTCCGCTGACCGCTTTCGTCAAGAATATGGTCAACTTCAGCGATGACGGGGGTAACACTCAACCCGGAGCCTACGGCTATCGCTGGAGACGACATTTCAACAGGGATCAGCTCGCTTGGGCAATCAAGCGTTTGAAGGCGGACCCCAATGACCGCCGTGTGGTTATCCAGATGTATGACGCTGGAAAGGATCAGGACGCGGCAGACTACGGTGGGAGAGACATACCCTGCAACCTTATGGCTCTCCCGGCGGTGTCACCTGAGGGAAAACTGGACCTTACAGTGTTCAATCGTTCCAACGATATGATTTGGGGTGCCTACGGGGCCAACGCAGTTCATTTTAGCGTGCTCCAGGAGTTTCTCGCGGCGGCCATTGGTATTCCTGTGGGGCGCTATTATCAAGTGAGCAACAACTTTCACGGATACTTGACAACTATGGAGAAGGCGGCTCTTAGTTGGGAAGAGGGAGAAACCATGCTGGACCCTTACACCGCTGGCGCAGTCTTTCCCGTTCCGATGTGGAATAACTCCTTTAACCTTAAGGAATGGGAGGAGGACCTGATCATCTTTCTGGAGGAACCTTC